GTTACTGTGTTGGCTTTAGCAATGCTGGGTGATAACAACGCTAAAAGCAAGATTAGTTTTTTCATGCTTTTGGTTTAGTTGTTGTGTTTCCGTTTCCGTTACCTGATAGTCTTCCACCACCAATACCTTTAAGTCCTAGCGAAGCTGCGGACGTAGAAAAGATTGAAGCAATAAATGTACTATCAAAATCAAGTATTTTTTTGTCGTGTATTTTTATGTAATTACAAGACAATAACACCATCGACCATAAAAGAATAAATATTTTTATCGAGTCGTGGAGCCATTCCCTTTTGTCATCTTCTTCCATAATGTTTTAATTACTGGTTTCATAATTTTTACAACCCAATTGAATACAGCCGTAGCCGTTAACGCAGCTCCAACTGAAACTACAGCTGTAGTAGTTGCTGTAATTAATATCTCATTTTCAGGTAGAGGTATTTCAACATTTGTGGAAAACAAATTGACTGTTCTCATTCCTGGTTGATTATTAGGTTTAGAAGAAGTACCTTCTGTTGCTTCAGCATCTATTTTATAATTATCTATAGATGTATCTGTTTGTATTTCTATCTGCTCTGCTGCTCGTAAATCACTAGGAGGTATAACCAACGGAGTGTAGAAAGGTACTTCTGCTGTTGGAAGCGGTATAGATATTGTCTCTATTGTTTCAATTGGTGGAATTTCTATAACTGGAATTTGATTAAGTTCTTGTTTCCAATTTGGCATCAGCTAGGTTCAGTTGGCCAAGTGATGTTATTTGGGTCGGACTGAGAAGAAGGTACGTCTCTAAGTTCCTGACGATATGTCTTCCATTCATCAGATAATGTGAGATCGCTACTAGCTCTCCAGTCTGTTTCAGAAAGTTTGGCATTTCTTAATGCTCTAACTCCTACCCATTTATCAGCAAGAATTTCTGCTTCTGTTGGAAGGCTCGCTTTAAACGCTGCAACTTCCTCATCGGTCATTTCTATAACTTCACCATTGACCGCTTTGTACATTTTTTCAGACATTAATTTTCTCTTTTAAAATTTTTTAACTATGATTCTACAAATCTATACAGTAATACATCAGCATCCGTGATAGCAGTACCGCTATTGTGTGAAAATCTTATACCATATATTCTTGCACTACTAATATTACCGTAATTATTTCGTGGACCAAAATAACCATAAGCACCACACTCCTCTTGACCAGGAGCCGTAGCCATAAAACTAGCCCATGAAAAATCGGCTCTTGTATTAAAATCAAATACTCCCGTGAAATTTTTTTGGTATACACTTAATCCTGGACTAAACGTAAAACTTTGGCCAGCATTGTGTCTAATAACATTAGCATAATGATTTGTATAAGTTTTAGCTATACTTATATTTGGTTGATAAGTTGAATTAAGAAGTTCTATTTTTATTTCTACAGAACTGTAACTAGCAAATCTTAATTTTTTAAATATTAATTTATACTCAGCATTATCAAGGAGACCGAGGAACTGTATATTATAAATATTTCCTGATGTAACTTGTGTGTGACTTTCTAGCTTAAGCCCAGCACCAGATGTTGCATTAAAGGTTGTAGGCAGTACATTGCTTGGTAATGTACCACTTGATAAATTACTTGCATTTAATTGTGTTAAATCAACTGGATTTAAAGTTGCACACTCTAATTGTCCTGTAGCAGTATTACCAGAACCAGTTTTACTTTTTACTTTTAAAAATTTACCAGCTTCTACATTATTGTCAGGAAGGGTTAAAGTATAGGACTGCCCTGCACTATGTGGTGGAGATTTTAGTTTTACAGAGTTGTTACCTGAAAGAGTCTTTAATTCTAAAATCCCATCATTTCCACCAGAACCTTTTACTTCAACAACTCCAGTACCGACAGGTGTAAGTTTTATGTTTGAGTTTTCGTTTTTAGCTTCAAGTTCATTAACTTTTATTTTTGACATAATTTTTAAGAATCGATGTATTGGTAAAGCATTATTTCTGTTGGAGATTGAAATACTGCTGAATTATGATTTTTAAAACTTATTCCCGCAATACTTACATTAGTCGTAGTCATAGACATATACATTTCGCAAGCACCTCCAAAATTTGCTTGATCGTAGTGATCGTGCCATTGTCTATAATGCATAGCTGGGTTATAGTAATCAGTAGATAATTCAGCTATAAACATTGCCTGTCTAGATTCATAACCAGATACTCGAAAATAATTAAAATTATTTCCATTATATGAAGAGTGGGACTGATGGTAATAACTTTCAGCATAATTTCCTAATCTTTCGTGTATTTCCGCTTTACCGTTACTAAGCGTAGCAGTACTAGTAGATAAAAAAGCAATTTCAGTCCATGCAGTGGTATTTCTGACTACGTTTTTTCCAATAATTTTGAAATTAGCATCATTATCCAAATTTGTAAAATTGATTGTACTGACATTACTAGATACTGTTATCTTTTGAATAAGTTTAAGACCAAATCCTGATGAGGCTGGTAATGTAGCTGGAAGCCTAGCACTTGGTAATGTACCACTGGTAAAATTACTTGCATTTAAATTATTTGTATCTACATCCGCTATAGTCGCATATTCCAACTGTCCTACTGCTGTAGATCCACTTCCTGTTACACTTTTTACTTTTAAATATTTATCAACATCTACGTCATTATCTGGAAGTATTAATGTATGATTTTGCCCTGCGCTGTCAGGAGGTGACTTAATTTTTACATTATTTAATTGTGTAGATGTATTTAGTTGGAGAGTACCATCAACTAACTCACTTTGAACTTCAACATTACCAGTTCCGTTAGGTGTAAGTGCTAGATCCGTAGTTTTTGCTTCGATCTCGTCTATTATAATTTTTGACATACTTTTAACTCTCCACGTATTTGTAAATAGCCCAGTCGTTATACCCCATACCACTAAAACCAGAAGGGTAAAACTTAATTGCTCCTACAGTTCTAGTTGCTGCGGCATTGGTCTCATTACTATCTTTATAAAAAGAAGCCATTATTTTAATTTGAGTAGAATGGTTTTTAGGATTAAAACCTCGTAAAAACAAGGTAGGATTGCCTGTTGTAGTAATAAAATCTGCTGTAGCGTAATACCAAGTTGTTGAGGTTTGATTACCTTCATCTGGCTCTAGATCGATAAAACTATCACTACCGCTACTGTTGTAAGTAGCATAGTTTCTATAACCAAACCATTTATGAAATCTATACTGATCTGTGTAGTAGTTTGAAGTACTTGATCCAAATTGACAGCGTAATGAACTGTTTACCTCACAAGCTTTTATTACAATCCTATATACAGCATTATTATCAACACTAAATTCAACAGAACTAAAAGCCTGATTAAAGGGTGGATGGAATCTTGATATTAACTTAAATCCAGCCCCAGCAGTTGCTGGAAAACTCGCTAATCTTGCATTTGGAACTGTACCTGAAGTTAAATTTGTTGCACTAAAAACAGGATTTGATGGTATTGGATTATCTGCATATTCAAGTTGTCCAACGGCTGTTGTACCACTTCCAGTTATGCTTTTAACTTTTAATAATTTATCTTGAGCTATTTGATTATCAGGTAAAACTAATGTGTAGTTTTGACCGCTGCTATCAGGAGGAGCTTTTATCTTTACACCATGACTGTTAGCAGCACAGTTTAATTGTAAGGTAGCATCATTTAAAGCACCTTTAGCTTCCAGTATTCCAGTTCCTTTTGGTGAAATTTTTACATTCGTATTTGTACTGGTTGCTTCTATTTCATCGACTTTTAATTTAGCCATAATTTAACATTTAAAAAAATTTTATAGTGGAACCATTTGTCACAGTTACAGTAGAACCAGATCCAATAACGAGTGGACTTATTGCAAAATAATTATTACCTGTAGTTGTTGTGTAGTTATTATTAACTTGGCTATCTGATTCTATAAATAGCTTTTCACCTCCGGAGCCTACCAACGTTGTTATAGACATGAGGTAATACAATTGAAGTAACATAGTTCTAAACGGTTACAAATTGTATTTGACTTCCAGCTGACACAGTTAATGTGGCATTAATTGTTAACGGAAGAAGATTCAGATAATTTTTATTTGTGCCTGTTGTAAAGTCAGTATTCATTACATTATCTGCCTCAATAAATATTTTGTCAGTGCTTCCTCCAACTAAACCTCCTGTTTCTGGAAGATTAGTTAAATTAGCTGCACTAACAGCTGGTAAAACAGCTGGGAAAGTAGCATCTGGAAGTGTACCTGTTAAGTTAGCAGCTGTTAAAGAAGTTAAATTTGCTCCACTAGAAGCTGGTAAAGTCGCTGGGAATCTAGCATCTGGAAGTGTACCTGTTAAGTTAGCAGCTGGTAAAGAAGTTAAGTTTGCTCCACTAACTGCTGGTAAAGTTGCTGGAAATCTTGCATCTGGAATAGTACCAG